AAAGACATAGGCGGTAGACTTGCAGCAGCTGGATTTGATGCAAACAACCAAGCATGGAAATTTAACATAACTCATGCCAATCAGGCTGAATTTTTGAAGTACCCCGCTAATGGTAGATACACCGCACACATGGATACATTTCTGAATCCTAGCGTAGAATGTCGCAAACTAACCATATTAGCTTTCTTAAATGATGACTTTGAGGGTGGTAAGTTCTTCATCCAGGATGGTCATGAGCGATATTATCCTCCTCAGAGTAAAGGTACTGTGTTGGTATTTCCTTCTTTTTTACCACATGGAGTGGAAGATATCAAATCCGGTACACGGTATTCGGTGGTTTGCTGGTTAGTTGGCCCGTTTTTCAAATAATTTGTAATTAGTGTTGACTTAATTTCGTTTAATGTTGAGAATAGTCAATGTAGTAATTAATTACATTCTTTTTGGAGATACATTATGGCACATTTAGTTGAAACTATGGCGTATGCTGGCGAGACTCCCTGGCACGGTCTTGGTAAATCTGTCCCTGCAGACCTTTCACCAGCTCAGATGCTGGATGCTGCGGGCTTGAATTGGTCGGTTGATAAGGTTCCTGCGTTTGTTAATATCATGGGTAATCAGGTTTACACTGGTAAAGACGCGTTGGTACGCTCTACTGACGGTAAAATCCTGGATGTAGTGTCGCAAGACTGGAATCCTTTGCAGAATGAAGAGGCTTTTGAGTTCTTTAACGACTTTGTTATCTCGGGTAACATGGAGATGCACACTGCAGGATCGTTGAAAAACGGTCAGATTGTGTGGGCTCTGGCTAAAGTTAAGGAGAGTTTTGATGTTTTTGGCGGTGATCAGGTGGATTCTTACCTATTGTTCACTCTCCCTCACAAGTTTGGTCAGTCCATTGACGTTCGTTTCACTCCAATACGCGTGGTCTGCAACAATACTCTCACTTTATCACTTAGCAGCAAGCAAGATAACATGGTGAAAGTGTCGCATCGCCGTGCATTTGACGGTGATCAGGTGAAGCAGACTCTTGGTATTGCATCTGAGAAGCTTGCAAAGTACAAGGAAATGGCTAAATTCCTGGGTTCCAAGAAGTTCAAGCAGGAATCGGTTACCGAGTACTTCAATCGTATCTTCCCTGTGAATGCATATGGTCGTTCAAAGAACGAAGAAACCAATATCAAGAAGGAGTTGTCGAAGTCTGCAACTCTGGCTCTAGAAGCTTTACATGAGCAACCTGGTGCTAAGTTTGCTGAGGGCTCTTGGTGGCAAGCGTTTAACGCTGTTACCTACTTAACTGACCATATTATTGGTCGTACCCAAGAAGGTCGCCTGACGTCTGCCTGGTATGGTCCTAACAAAGCACTCAAAGTGAAAGCTCTTGAGACTGCTGTTGAGATGGCAGAGGTAGCATAATGAAGCTAGCATCAGTTATACTGGTGCTTTGCCTGACCGGATGCGGCACCGTTGGTGGTGCTGTGTCCGGAATGGGTAAGGACCTATCAAAAGCAGGTGAGTGGATCAGCACTAAATAGGGATTATCACTAGTTGATTTATAGATTGTTTCTGATATATAATGTTTAGGGCAATTGCTCTATTTTATAAGGAGATATAAATGAACTGGATGACCCCTCAAGCACAAGATATGCGTTTTGGTTTTGAAATCACAATGTATATTGCAAATCGTTAATTGAAAGTATAGTAATGAGTCTTTCACCTGAAAGCAAAAGTACCAGCCAGAATAAAACCTGGCTGGATTACTTTGAGCGTTGGTTTGATATAGCATTACGATTTGGTTGGTGTCTGTTCATTTATGTGGTTGTCACTGGCAATTACATAAGATAGAATTGTTGTAATCCCTTCAAAGCGAAGGCATGTTGGACGAGGGTTCGATTCCCTCCATCTCCACCAGAAATACATTTCGAACGGTTAAGGTCCGTCCCAAAGAGGTTATCTAGGGTAGTGTGTTTCTGATGGGGATGACCAGGTTTCGACAGCGTGAGATAGTGGAGACGGCAACACGGTAGGCGATGACCGTAAATCAAGCAAAACAAGTAACCGCAAATGATAGCGAGTACGCTCTAGCAGCTTAAGCTCTAGATGGGGTTTCGGTGGCTGTCCTTATAACTCAATCAGCCACCAATTTTGAATTATAAATAATTCTATCTTCAAGAGAGCCTACGGTTCAATACATTATAGTGGTTTGTGATAATTATTACTTTTTGACACTTAATTTGGATACCTGAAAGTATTACCTCTATCCTTCATTCATTTCAATAAACAAAGAGGAAGTTAACATGAAAAAGCTAGTGCTTATGTCACTGCTTGGTCTATGCTCACTTGTATTTGCTAGAAATCAACTTGATGGTGTGGTAGAATACCAACTCCAGGATCAAGAGCAGTTGGTCTCTGTACCTGAAAAGCAAATAGATTGCTTGGCCAAGAATATGTACTTCGAGTCAAGGAACGAACCAGATGCTGGTATTAAAGCAGTTGGATTTGTTACCATGAACCGAGTTCAAGACCCACAGTTTCCTAAATCAATTTGCGAAGTAGTTTATCAACGTACAGGACCCGTATGTCAATTTTCGTGGGTTTGCCTATTTGGCAAAAATCCACAAATTACAAATCTGGTGCAGTTTGAACGAATAAAGAAGATGGCACGTGAAATTGCCGCTGCTCATCCTGAAAACAGAATTTATGATCCAAGCAAAGGATCTTTGTTCTTTCACGCTGCTTACATTAGTCCAGGCTGGAAACTGAACAAAAAAGTTCGTATTGGTCAACATATATTTTATTCTAGGAAGAAGCATGATTCAAGATCTTAATTTTGTAAGTATAGTGGAGTTCTCTAAGGAGATTGAAGATCTTGTAAAAAATAAGAAAATGGAGTATATTGATGCGGTAGTATACTTCTGCGAGAAGAACGGAGTTGATATTGAAACCGCAGCCTCGTTAATCAAGAACAATGCAAAGCTGAAAGCATTGATTCAAGACGAAGCTGAACAACTTAACTATTTGCCAAAAACACACAAATTACCTTTATGAGTGATTATGATGCTTACAAGATGTACTGTGCTCTGAAAAGACATTTTAACTCAGAGTCGTACGATTATTTTAAGTACCAGGGCAAAGTTCGCACAACGCACAAAGCGTTTGAAAAAAGAAACGACAAGTACTTCTTTGCAAAGCTGGCCAAGCATAAAGACATTGAGGGGTTCCTGGTTGCAAACCTTGCATACGGGGATCTTTGGGTGGGTGACCTTGTTAACGAACAGGCAGCTGATAAGCAGTATAGGGAGTGGTTAAAACGTAGGCAATCCATGTCATATACGTTTAAAAACGACTTAGAAAATATTGGATCAATGAAAGATGAGATGCGGGTTGTTGAAGGTCAGCATCCAAAGTTATTTAAAAAGTATTTGTCAAAAGAGATATGCATTGAAACTTTGATCATAATTAATGGTCTTTGGAAAAGTATGGTATTTACATACTGGAATGAGATGCTAAAGGATCCGGTATGGAAAAACGAATGCAATAAGTTGTTAAAGTTTTCCCCATTTGTTCAGTATGAGGAAGATAAATACAGGAGTATGTTGACTGAACATGAAAAGCAATATACAATTACATCATTAGTCTGTGGATAAGCTAATACACATAACACGTTTTATAAAAGGAAAATACGATGTCAAATTTCTCAAGTCTCAAGAAGTCTTCCAAAACGTCATTCGACAAAATCACCCAACAAGTATCCAAACTTGCCAATCCAGAGGGTACGAGCGGTCGCGAAGCTGATAATCGTTTCTGGCAACCAGAAGTAGATAAGTCCGGTAACGGATATGCTGTTATTCGTTTCTTGCCAGCTCCTGATGGCGAGGACGTTCCATTTGTTCGTGTTTTCAATCACGGCTTTAAAGGACCTCATGGTCAATGGTATATTGAGAACTCTCTTACTACGCTTGGTAAAGCTGATCCAGTATCTGAGTACAATAGCCAGCTTTGGGCTACTGGTATTGAAGCAAACAAAACACAAGTACGTAACCAAAAGCGTAAGCTGAATTTCATCTCAAACATCTACGTTGTGAGTGATAAAGCTCATCCAGAGAACGAAGGTAAAGTTTTCTTGTACAAATACGGCAAGAAGATCTTTGATAAGCTGAATGCTGCAATGAATCCAGAGTTTGATGATGAGGAGCCAATCAATCCATTTGACCTGTGGACTGGCGCTAACTTCAAGTTAAAGATTCGTAATGTTGAAAACTATCGTAACTACGATAAGTCTGAGTTTGATACGGCTGGTGCTCTTTCAGAAGATGACTCTGAAATGGAATCTATCTGGAAGCAGGAACACTCTTTGCAGGAGTTCTTAGATGAGAAGCACTTCAAGCCATACGATGAGTTAAAGCAAAAGCTATACCGTGTGCTAGCTCTTGATGGTGGTGCTTCTAAGTCCGTACAAAACGTTTCTCAGCGTACTATTGAAGAGGATAGTGAGGAAGAATTTGAACAAGCAGCAAAGCCTGTTAAAACCGCTAAACCAGCTTCTAAACCTAAGGCAGATGCCCCATGGGATGAAGATGAAGATCTTGAAGCGTTTAAGTCGCTAATCAACGACTAAAAAGAAAGGGGCTTAGGCCCCTTTTTTATTGCTATCTTACTAAACCAGTCATTGATGAGTGTGCAATGTTGCTTCTTACATTGTCAGGCACAACTCCCTTGCCTTGTGAGCTTGGAGGAGACGATCCTCCCCCTCCACTGCTATTAACTGAATTGTCATTGTTAATAACTGTAGTTCCACCAGATCCTCCACTGCCCATCATTATAGTTTTAGCTATTTCCAGCTTCTCTAATAAATCTGAAGTTAGCTTTTCAGGATCCATTGAATCTGCTGTTTTTTGGAACATATCAGCAATTTTATTCTTTCTCTTATCATCTTCAGTCTCGGCCGGTTTTTGCTCCGATCCTGCTTGGACTGTTTGTGTTGCTGTAGTAGCTGTACCTGCATCTGGCTTTGCAGTAGAATCAGCTGGTGATGCAGAAGCCATCTGAGTTCCACCTATTCCACCAACTTCTTTACCAATAGAACTCAAGTAGGAAGCTACCGTCACACCTTTCTTACTTAACTGAGGATTGGTTCCTCTTTTTGCGGATCCCTCAGCAAATCCTAATACATCTGCTGGCAATGCGTTTGGATTTGCATCTAGTAGTTTTTTGGCTCCAGCAGGTCCTACGGCATGTGCCAACCTTAGTGTGAATGCATTAACAGGTACGTTCAGGTTCTTGAGCGTTTTTGCATTGTCTTTTGTATACGCATCAAACATCTTGTCCTGGTTCTCACCACTCATCAACTCATTGCCTTTTAGACCCGCCATTTCAGCAGCTTTCTTCAAATTCATAAACTGATACTTGCCCATCGCACCGGTGTTAGTTCCTTTTTTCTTTTCTTGGAGTGCAATAGCCTCATCAATAGTCATTTCAGTTAGACGCTTGCCACCTGTTTGATCTTTCATGTATTTTTGAACATCTGATTCTTTATTCACACCATACATTGCATCGTACCCAGTAGCTCCGCCTTCCTTTTGTCCAACAATGTCACGGTACTGACCCATCACCTGTTCTATTGGTAGATCATCAAGATTGGGCCGCAGGGTGGGGCTCATATTAGCCTGAGGTACTTCATTTGGTTTTGCGTGCTTCTGATCGTATCTTACATCAAAGGCTTTATTTGCAATGTCTCTTGTACTTCCAGATAATTTAGCTGATACATCTTCATCCAATGATTTTGGTCTTGGGTTCATTTTTTCGTATGCAGCACCAGCTGCAGAACCAGCAACTTCACTACCAAGAGCTGATCCTGCTAATCCACCGCCAACGGTGCCAGCAGGACCAAAAGCAGATCCTCCAACAGCTCCAAGGGTACCAACAACAGCTCCTCCAAAAAAACGAGCCCACTCCTCAGCTTGCAATCTTCCAACCAAAAAATCTACTTCTTGTTGGTTGAATATATCTTCCTCTGCCATCAGCTCAATTTCTTTTTTTAATTCCTTATAGTCCCAATAATGGAGAACTGCTCCCAATATTACAAAAGCTCCACTGGCAGCCAGCTTGTATTTTTTGAATGCTTCTAGAAATTTAACAGCAGCACCAGCACCAGATGAGGCTTTAACTATCATTCTTGAGGCAAGTAATCCTTCTTTGCCTTTGAGACCATTCTTCTTCATTACTTTCAAGGCTTCTTCAGTAGCTTTGCTAGTAGGTCTTTTTTTAAAACCATTTAAGTTGGCTGTGGCTTTACCCTGAGAGGTAGTAGCCCCAGGAGATCCTCTAATGATTTTAACAGCACCTGCAGTAGCTGCAACAGCCCCAACAGTATTGACAGCTCCACTGGCCGACACCCCAGGTAGCCCTGGCACACTGCTTGGAAGAACACTTGATATTCCTTCAACAACACCCCTACCGGTTTCATAATTGGCTCTAGCTTTGATTTCTGCTTTACTCAAACCCTTTTCAATATTATATCTGGCTTCACTAGCGGATGGAAGGCTTTCTCTGACTGCCTCAACTTTCTCCCCAGCCTTACCAGCAAGATTTTTAATTTGTTGAAAAGCGGGGGTCAGGGCTTTTGTTAGAGTGTGTCCTAATTCGGTACTATCAATCTCTTTGAATGCTTTGTTAAATAGGTTACCCATTGATCCGGATATTCTGTCTCTAGTTTGCTGAGACATATTATCCCATGCAACAGATTTAACAACGTACCCAGCAATTGCTGCCGGAAGTACGCTGCCAATACCTGAAGCAATTGATGTTGCAATGGATCCAGCTGCACCTGCGGTACCAGCAATGGCACCACCAACAGCACCAGCTCCTCTGCCTGCTCCCATTACAACAGAAGCAGCAAAGTTTGATAGAGATCTTGATAACGTAGTTGAAAGTGTACTCAAGTTTCTGTTGACGCTTACGAGCTGCTGATTAGAGCTTCGCTGACTGCTTTCCAGACGAGAGATTGCCTGCACTTGTTTTGAGAGCAAATTATTCATAGCAGTTAATGCTATCATCTGCTTGTTCATAATCTGAGCCTGAGAATTACCCTGACGCAGTTGCTGCATCCTGGTGGTTCTCATTTCTCTAAGCGTTTCTGCGTATGACTGGGGTTCGTTAGCCGCCATCTTTTGCCATTTCCTCTCGTTTCTTAATCAAGTCAGCAAGCATGTCAAGATAGATGTCTCTTTCAAAAACAATCAAGTTTTCTATCTCCGATATTTGATGACCATGGTGCTGAGCCATAATGAAAATCACCTGATAGTAATTTTCAAGTGAGTTGTGGCTCAGCGCAAGGTAAAAAAATCTTCTAGTGTCCTGAGCTCAATAACTCTATCAGCACCATTCTTGTTCTTATACTCTAACTTATGATAGAGTCTTGGCATAGTATCAAAGAATTTGTCAAAATTAGTGATCACGTTTGTTGGGAGATCATCTACAAACTCTTCAATCTCTTCTTTGGTGTAATCTTTAAAGGAAATAACTGTGTCTCCGTCGTAGTATTGATCCAAACAAGATTTAATCAAATAGAATAAAATATTCTCAATCTCTTCACCATTAAAAAACTTATCCATCACATCAATGGTTGGATACTTCATAACTAGACCAGATGTATCCGTCAGCTTTATAATGTTGGAGTGTCCTTCTGTGCGAATTACTTCAACATCATCAAGATCAACAGTAAACTTATAAGACTCATCATCTTCAGTGTCGGTATACGACAGCTCAATCAAGTTGTTAACTGTTTTTGCTCGTATCTTGAGAAACAAGTACTCAATATCAAAAGAAGCTAGTCTATTGACATCCAGTTTGGAATCCACGTCGCAATTTGTAATAATCTGTTTTAGCACCCTTCCAATGTCTTCTCTTTCTTGCCCTTGCTTAGCCATTAAGAGCAACTTTTCCTCTTTGACTAAGAAAGGTCTGAAACTTACTTTTTGATTTGTTGATGGTACAATCAATTCAAATGTTGGATGCATCAATTTTGGTAAAGCCATACTAATCTCCTATAATTATATTAAACCGGATAAAATTCCACCGGATGATTCTTTCGCTGCCTCTTCTTTATATACTTTTAACTGCCAGTTGTAGAAAGCAAATGTAACTGTAAATGTTGAAAACGTATCAGCTGATGACATTGATAGTGGCATTTCACTTATAGCAATTGGAAACGCTTTATACAGCGATACTTGCCGTAAAGGTTCTAGATCAAACTGAGGAGCAGATCTGCTGTTAAGTAATGATCCAATGAATGGCACTCCAAGTGCCGATGTAGCAAGCGACAAGGCAAGTGATCCCAGCCCAGATCCATTAAACTTACCCGGCACCCCTCTGTACATAGTTACGTCCATTTGTGAGACGTAGGACGATTGGTAGTTTAGTATGAACGATGGGTTCATTGTTGATTGATCTTGTCCATCAACAGTTTGAACACTCTCAACTCCGGCAGCAGGTATCTTATTAAATGAAGGAATAATCTGGTTAATCCATCCAACAAAAAGTGTGTAAAGTTTTCCTGATCCATCAGCAATGTAGGTGACATTAACAGTGTTACTAAAGTCAACACCAATTGGCATCAACTGATTTGGTCCTAGTCCGTATCTTTTTGTAGCAGCTGTTGCAACTTGCACTCCTGGAAGGTCAACATTTTGAGCCAATAGCTGTAACGGGTCATTAAGGCCAGACATATACTCCTGAAGGGCAGGATCCATGTTTATTGGCATATGAATATATGTGGTAAAAAGATTCGGTCTTTCCACATCATACTTGTGTATTTGAGACTTGAATTTATTAATGTTTAACATTATTTCTTTTTGTAAACAAACTGGTCTAGTGGAAGCATCAACGCTTTCTGCCATTCGTCAGGTCTTATATAAAAGAACCTTGATCTAACATGGCTATTTAGATACCTCTTAATACAGTTCTTTGCAATGCTCAGTCTAGAAACTTTAACAAGCAGTCTATAGTTTAAGTTGATCTTCATTTGGTCCGTAAAAGTTCTATCAGACGCTAACGACATTAAGTTGTCCAATAACAAAGCTCTTTGACCTGGAGGTAAGTAGTGAAAGTTTATACCTAAGAATCCATTCTCAGCCCGCTCAAATGGAAATATAAGAGGGAACCTATCATAAAGCGGTAAAGTATCTTTGTGCTTAGGGTCGTAGTGAAAGAGGTACATCTTTCCAATAGTAAGAGTACCAGTTAGTCTGTCATCACCCTTGTTAATTACATTGATGGTTGATTGTGACGATAGATCTTTGTATGTGGTGTCAAACCAAGTTTGAGCATCAGCAACCACTCCTTTGGATATGGCCTGGGTTAGCATTTGCTGATATGTTTGAGCCATTATTTGATACCTAATTCATGTTCGGTCAGTATTTGAAATTTCCAGTGTCTTTCTTCGCAAAACTTCTGGGCATATTTCCATTTAGAGCTATTTATCCCCCATGCCTTAACCTCTTCTAAGTACTTTCTTGTTATTTTAGTTTTTACTTTTGGAGGATGGGTTTGAGCTTTTGGTTTAATTTCCACAACAACAGTTTCAATTGTCCCATCACGGTTTTTTTTCTTTACCCAAAAATCTGGAAAGTATCTATGAACTTTGTTGTCAATGGGTGATAAATATGGAATGGCAAATTCTTCACTTGCCCATTCTATCACATCTGGGTGGGTGTCAAGGTATCCCATAAATTTACACTCCCACAGAGAGCGATAAACAATATTGCTAGGATTACCCTTATATTTGGAAGGGTTTTTGGGTTTGAACGTGCCTTTATAACTCATAGGAAAAAAATGTTTGCAAACATACAAGGGACCAGTGTTAATTATAATGCAGAGAATCAATCACCGGAAAGGCAGATTGAAATGCAGAGGGAAAGACGGCTCAAGGCACAGGCTCCAATGATATTTCCACCTGACCTCACAGAGCAACTCTATATTGAATTCAACGCATATAGTGTAAATCAAGATAGACCAAGTGAAGCTAAAAGAACTTTTGAGTTCAAAAAATCTATTTATCTACCACTTCCATCATCTATAACAGATCAGTATGGAGCATCCTACAACAGAGAGGACTTGTTTTTTGGTGGTGAAGCTTTAAAACAAGGCTTGAATGCAGCAATGCAGTCTGGAGATGGCACTAAGAGTGTTGGAAACATATTTGGTGGAGAGACGCTTGATAAAGCTGGCAATGCAGCATCCAAAGCAATCAATAAATTTGCAGGAGATCCAAGTGGAGCTTTGAAGACTGGAGCAGCTGTTGGTGCAACCTATTTAATGAGTGGAGTAGGAGGGGCTATAGGGGCTGCTGCTAAAGCATCGTTCAATGTAACCACCAATCCTTATCCAGTAATGATTTTTCAAGGAACCGGATTTAAAAGTTTTGGATTTTCTTGGACGTTTTATCCAGAGTCGAGTAAAGAGTCTGAAACAATAAAAAAGATTGTAGGGTTTTTCAGGAGAGAAATGCTTCCCGAGTCTATGAAACAGACTCCATCCATTATGGCCAACCCAGCTATTTTTGAAGTATATATGAATCCAGATATTAAACAATTTAAAAGGTGCGTTGTTACTGGCCTAGATGTCAATTACACTCCTTCTGGACCTGCTTTTGTGAAGGAATTTCCTCTTAAAGATGGATCCCCGTTTTTAGAACCAGCTGCGGTGACCATGTCAATAACCCTTCAAGAAATTGAAATCTGGACTGCAAATGATTTTTATAATGATGAAAGCATGAACTTTGAATTCATAAAAAAGAATAAGAACGGTGATGCTACAATAGAGCGTAGGGTGGGATTCAGATAATGGCTGATAATTTCTTCACTAACTACCCCACGGTTTCTTACAGCAACACCACTGTTAGAAACATACTAGCAAAAGTGATTCTTCAAAAAGATAATGATGAGAATTACTATACATATCAACCTTACACAATTGTCGAGGGTGACCGAGCTGATTTAGTGGCTTATTTGTACTATGGTGATTCGGGATATGATTGGATCATATATTACGCAAACATGCTTGTTGATCCATACTTTGACTGGCCATTAGATCAAAAATCACTCAAAAGACACGTAGAGAGTAAATACGGATCATTAACTAATGCCAAATCAAAAGTTAAGTTTTATAGATCAAACTACGTACAAGATGATACAGTAATTTCTACAGCGGCGTATGCAGCTTTATCAGAATTACAAAAACGTTTTTGGTCACCTGTTACTAGAGATAATAACATTATTATTAACTATCAACGTAAAAAAGAAGACGTTGTTTACAATACCAATAAAACCCTTTCTCTTACAATAACTCCTTCAAACAGCTCGATATATATTGTTGACGAACAAGTAAAGCAAACAAGTGGTGGAGTAGTTGTTGCTCTTGGAAGTCTCAAGTATTCGAATACGTCCGTTGCAGTCGTTGATGACATACAGGGAGCTTTTTCAACGTCTCATAATCTTGTTGGAGTAACCAGCAACACAGCGTCAACAGTCTCTTCTATACAAACACTATCCACGAGTATCGACACTACAATACAAAATTACTTTGTTCCAGTCAGCTTTTATGACTATGAAGAAGAACTAAATGAAAAAAGAAAAAACATTCGTCTCTTAGATCCCGCCTACGTTAGTGACATCGAAGAACAATTTAAGGATTTGTTTAAGTTATGATATTACGTCCAGGCCAATGTGATATTAAAACTATATCACTTTCTAATCATAACGGGGACGCTGTATATGATAGGTCCAAGGGAATATTAAACCACATACAATCAATAGATATTTACGAGTCCATATACACCCCATATATTACTGCTGATGTAAACATAATTGATGGTACCAGCTTGAAGGAGAGCATGAACCTATGTGGTGGAGAAGATTTTAATATTCAAATTCTTGGATATGGAAATGACAACCCACTTACATATAATTTTAAACTTGCTGAGATTGGAGCTTCGATTGTTGCTGATAATCTTCGAAGCAAGACTATGAATCTAAGAATGTACAGTAAGGAATATGTTATTAATGGAGCGTTGGCATTATCAAAAAGCTACAGCACATCTACCTCCAATATTGTAAATGACATTATATCCAATTCTTTAGGTAGTAAAAAAAAGGTGTACACTGAACCAACAAAGGATCTTCCTGTTGTTGTTATACCGTATTTGAGTCCGTTCACAGCCTTAGATTTTATTCGTCAACGTACCGCTTCTACTGTTGATATGGGTAGCCCCTTGATGTTTTTTGAGAATCAAAAGGGATTCTTTTTCACCACAATAAAATCAATATTAAAAAACAATGGAGCTGGATCATCAGAAGTTATATCTTTTTTCCAGAAAGAAGGTATATCAACAAACATCAAAGGATCTCAAGGGAGTATTTCTGATATAAATGCCCACAAGTTGTTTGCAAACTACACCACACAAACTCCTGTTAATATAAATTTTTTACTTGACAGAGGTGGATTAAATACTTTTGTGTCTGAACTTGATTTGAATACTAAAGCATTTAGAAGGCGTCTATTTACTAATGTTCCAGTTAACAAGTCTTTTACAGATCCCGCTGACAAATCTAACTCTTTGCTGACAGACGCAATTGTAAAGCAGTATGGACAATATTCCAATAAAGGATTTTTGGTTCCGTTTGCAAAGTATCGGGATGCAGATAACAAAACTAATAATTTTGTTTATGATACCCTTCCAGAAAAATATAGCTACACAAATTTATTATCACAGCAAAAAACATTCATTGATATACCTGGGAACACTAAGATTATGGCAGGTAGTGTTATTTACCTCAATATTCCTAGACATGACTCATCGTTTGATAACAAAGACAAAAACGAATATGATTCAGGAAGGTATTTGGTGTCTTCGGTAAGACACTCAATTAGTAACCTTGTTGATTCAAAGTATGATACCCACCTTGAGCTAATTAGATATGGAAGAGGAGTTTTTAGTAAATGACGACAGCTTATCTTGGAGAAGAAGGTTTTAGATGGTTTTTTGGAAAAGTTGAGGACAGGAATGATCCTAAAAAAATTGGTCGTGTTCGTGTAAGAATTTACAATGTACATCCATTCACTTTTGAAGGTGATCCTGATACCGTCAATGTTCCAACTAGCCACCTTCCATGGGCAACACCAATTTCATCTATAATGAGTGCTGGTTTAATTAGTGAAACTACTAAAGATGGAGTCGGTATCAGTACGGTTGGATTGATGGTTGGATCTACTGTATTTGGTTTTTTTGCTGATGGTAACGATTGTCAGATTCCAATTGTAATTGGATCTCTGGCTGGATTGTTTGGAGCAGATGAAAAAAGCGAGCTTCCTAAGCCATCAATAGAAGAAAATTCAGTTGGAGCATTAAAAAATAGTAAGAAAATAGCAGCTGCTTCTCCGTTTCCAGGTGAACCTACTTCTCCGTATGCTGCTAAATACCCATACAACAAGGTAATGAGAACTGAGTCCGGTCATCTAATTGAAATTGATGACACCCCTTCAAAAGAGCGTATCCACATTATGCATAAGACTGGATCGTACGTTGAGATTGATGACACCGGCCAAATGGTAATCAAGTCGGTAGAAGATAAGTTTGATGTCACTATCAAAGACAATAACGTGTATGTTGGTGGAAATGTTAATGTACGTGTCGAAGGAAATGTGAACATGATTGTTGATGGAACGTACACCGTAGAGTCCAAGGGAAACATGAAATTTGTAGCACCTAAAATAGATTTCAATCCATAATGCCAGGAGCTCACAGAGACACTGATCCTAGAACATGCGGTGCTACTACAGCATCAGTTCAAGGTAGAAATGTTTACGTTAATGGACTACTTTGGTCTATTAATGGTGATCCCAATACACATGGTGGTGGATCACTATCAGCAGCCACTAACAACGTATTCATTGGTGGAGTAGCTGTTTGTAATGACAACGATTCAGCAGCCCCAGACAGCTTATGTGCTCCTGTTGGAGGTGCCCATTGTGCCCCAAGTGCTTCCGGTGGGTCTAGCAACGTGTTCGTAGGAGATTAAACAGATGGCAGTATCATACGCAGATAAATTTACAACTACCCCTTTGTACAACGAAAGGTATAGTGACTTTCGTATTAACTTTGATAAGAACTTTGGCACCGGTGACCTTGCAAGAGTAACAAATGAGGAAGCCATATACAGTACTTTGAAAAATATTATAATGACTAGAAAGGGTGAGCGTCCGTTCTTTCCAGAGTTTGGTTGTAATGTTATGGGTCTTTTGTTTGAAAACTATAATGAGTTTACACGCAAGACTCTTGAAACAGAAGTTAGAACTGCAATAGAAAACTTTGAACCAAGGGTTTCTTTAATCAAGTTGGTAGTAAATGGTGAACCAGATAGCAATACAGTTAGCATGACTCTTTATTTTACCATAATAAATAAACCAGAAACCTACAATGTAAGCTTCCTTCTTTCAAGAATAAGATAAAATGGCAAATTCATCAATCAATTTAGTTGATTTAGATTTTAATGCTCTAAAAGCATCCTTCAAAGAGTATGCAGCATCCCAAGCAAGATTTAGAGATTACAATTTTGACGGATCCAACATCAATGTTCTTCTTGATGTCCTAGCCTATAACTCTTATCTTAATACCTTCTACCTTAACATGGTAGCTAGCGAGATGTTTTTAGACACTGCTCAGCTTCGTGATAGTGTCGTATCCCATGCAAAAGAATTAAATTATTTACCAAGATCATTTAGATCAGCATATGCTAACGTAAATATTGTCATTGCACCATCAACAAATACAGTATCAACAGTAGTAATTCCTGCCAAAACGTCATTTACTTCCCGAGTTGGATCAAACACATTTAATTTTACAGTCAGAGATTCCATCTCTATATCTACCAGCAACAACGGTGTATTTTATGCTAATAATATTTTATTGTATGAGGGTGGTTATGTTACTGATTCGTTTGTAAAGAACGCTGCAATTTCCAATCAAAGATTTGTTCTCACTAACCCCAATATCGACACCAGCAGTATCGAGATATCAATTAGAGAGAACAGTGGTGCCAATGTGAGCTTGTACACCCAGTCATTCTCAATGTTTGATGTTGGTAGTACCAGTAATGTATTTTTTGTTCAGGCTGCTGAAAACGAGCAGTACGAGATAGTTTTTGGAGATGGTGTATCTGGAAGATCTCCTAAAGACGGATCAGTTATTGATGTAACCTATCGCACATCAAGTGGCGAGCTGCCAAACAACGCTGATACATTTATTAATAACTCTAGCATTGATGGACACGCTAATGTTAGAGTAATTCTTAATTCCGCAGCAATAAACGGTGCAGTATCGGAAGACATTGCAGCAATAAAATTCAACGCTCCAAGAAGTTTTCAGACTCAGGAAAGAGCTGTTACAGAAAATGACTATAAGACACTTCTTACCAGAGAGTTTCCGGAAATTCAAGCCATTGGGGTATATGGAGGAGAAAAGAGTGACCCTCCTCAGTATGGAACGGTCTTTATTGCTGTGGATGTTACCAATGCTGATGGGGTACCAGACTTCAACAAAAACCAATACAGATCTTATCTTAGCGATAAAGTACCGCTTGGAATAACCGTCAGTATTGTTGATCCATTGTTTATATATTTAAGTGCTGATATTACTGTTAAGTACGACTATAATTCAACAACACTCTCATCTGAGCAATTAAAAACCAATGTGTTGTCTGCAGTCACTGTCTTTAATGATTTGTACCTGAACGACTTCAACTCTAAATTTAGATACAGTAACTTTGTGTGTGCTATAGATGAAGTTGATTCTTCAGTTATTAACAATGATACAACGGTCGTACCATACTTTCTTCTCAACCCTGTATTGTCAGCTGACAATGAGTTTGATCTTTCGTATGGTGCTGAAATATTAGTTACTTCACCAATAGATACTACACACTCCATTACAACTGAAAAGGGTGTTTATTCAACGCAGTTTGTATATGCAGGTAAAAATTGTGTTATAGAGGATGATGGAGATGGTAATATAAGAATAGTTGAAATAACTGTCTCCTCCCATAGAGAGGTGGCTAAAATTGGTACCGTTGATTATACATCAGGGGTGGTTATAATATCAAACTTGAATGTGGAAAGCTATAGTGGTAATGGAATCAAGTTATATGCTAAACCTGTCGGTTTGGACTTTCAATCAAGCCCTAGACACATCCTCAAAATTGATAACACAACTGTTAATATTAATATAATTCCAGATAGACGATGAGACAAATAGAAGATAATATCAGCTTACTTGTACAGAACCATTTTCCTGACTTTTATAAGGAAGATGGGCAGGTTTTTGTTGAGTTTGTAAAGGAATACTACAACTGGGCACAGGAATCTAACAATCATTTGTTCTTTTCCCGGAACTTGCTTGAGTACAGGGATATAGACTCAACGATTGATGAATTTTTAGTGCATTACAAGAACAAGTATCTTGCTGATGCTCCTGTGTTTTATGACAAGACAAGATCAAACGTAAAACATAGTTTAGATTTTTATAGATCCAAGGGAACAGAAAGAGGCACTAAGTTAGTTTTTCAAGAGGTATGGGGTCTGTCGGATGTAGAGATATATTTTCCTGGTAAAGACCTTTTAAAAGCATCGGATGGCGAGTGGTATGTTCCAGTATACCTTGAAGTGGATCTATCTGAAAAAACTAAGACGTTTATTGGTAAGCAGATTTACGGATCGGTTTCTGGTGCTACTGCCTTTGTTGAGGGCGTAGGTAGAAAGGCCGTGAAGGGTAAACATTTTGACGTATTGTTTCTTACTGGTAAAAAAGGTAACTTTGTTCTTGGAGATTTGATTACGGCAGATGGCAATCTATCAGAATCTCCATCTGTTATTGGCTCTCTGACTAATATTGAAATTGAAGATTCTGGAAGAGACTTCAGCGTGGGAGATATTGTTGATGTTATCTCTACCAGACTTGGTAAGCAAGGTAAGGCACGCATCACCTCGGTTGTTAACTCAACTGGTAAAGTTACGTTCACGCTTGTTGATGGTGGTACTGGATACAGACTAATAACACAACCAATCGTTGCTGAGAAAACGTTGCTTGTTGCTAATAAAACATCCTCAAACGTATACATCACAGATTTTTCCGTTGATGAAATAGTAATCCAGCCCCTTGCCAATGTAACATTTAACACCTCAAATGCATACTTTGCGCTTGGGTCGCTGTTCACCGGTAGTAACTCCATTGCTGATGTTGCAACAGGTAGAGTTCTTGGCAACTCTCAGAAAGACATAACCGGCACAGCTACCGCAAACACAACCTCGGCCATAGTTATTGGTACGGGTACATCGTTTAACACACAATTATTAGCAAGCGATTACATACGGTTCAGTTCATGCACTTCAATCTTTCAGGTTAGCTCAGTAACAAACGCCACCCACTTGACGCTATCCGCAAACGGTCCTAGCGTAGTAGCTAACAGCATCACAATGGCCAATGGTTTTGTTAATCTAATTGTGACATCTGGCAGCTTTGCCCTAGCAGATAGAATTAAAAACACTACAGGGTTAATTAGTTCGTATGTGGATACATCTGCAACTGGTGTGATGATTGGATCAAATAGTGGTGCTATAGGCCTTACTAGTGTATCCAACACATTCTCAAGTAATGATTACAACTTTATCTACGGACTAACATCTAACGTATATGCAAATGTATCACTGGTTGGTATAGGATCGGGAGCCAACGTATCAATTGGTAGTCTAACTGATAGTGAGATTGTTTTTCTTAACAATGATCTGATTGGTAGTAACAACGCAATTGCTAATGTTATCTTAACAGGTACTGCATCATCCAACCTAACAAGTCCACAAGTCAATGGTGTTGGTACGCTGTTTACCGATGAACTCTACAGAGGGGCTTACATCAAATTTACAAGCAATAACACGGTATTTCAGGTGAACTCAGTAACCAACAATACTGTGTTAATATTAACAGCTAACGGTCCAGCAGCATCTGCAAACTTAATAAACATCAATTCTGGCCCATATAGGACCCTTCCACTTAACTCATTGAAGTTTGGGTTCCCAAAGCTTCAGACTGGCAATAGTAGTACAATATTAAATTTGGTTCTTGATAGAGGATCATATGAGATTGGAACAATAGCGTCGCTGACCGGAATCAACCCAGGATCGAACTATAACATTAACCCAATAATGCTGACTAGAGATGTAGCTATCGCTGGGTTCAATAGAAGAGACTTGCATGTGGAGACTGAAAATACTGTTGGATCGTTTATTGTTGGTGAAGAAGTGAATCAGAGCTTTTCTAGACCATCTTACACGTTCTCAATGAGCGGAGCAAATGTTGGCTTCACTCCATTAGAAACAGTTACTCAACAAACAGGACCGTCTACTAATGCTTACGGAGAGGTAGTATCTTCTAATACGACTGTGGCTGTTGTGTATACTTCAGGAACCTTTATCAACTCCACAATCGGGTCTACGTTATCAGGTACAGTAACATCTAATGCAAGCAGCCCTCAGGTTAACGGTACTTCCACCGCGTTCAACACAGAGCTTGCAGCAAATGATTATATCAAGTTTTCTGGAAACAATTTACTATTTCAAGTAAACAGCATCACAAATAGCACTGTGCTTTTCCTAAAAACCAATGGACCAGTATTAACAGCAGGTAACACAGTTGCCAAAGCAAGCAACGTTGCTGTTGGTTTATCTAGTGGAAAATATTTCTTTGTTAACACAGCAATTCAAAATACCGTTATAACAGCGTCCAGAGGATCAGTTATTAGTACAGGCAGTGGTTTCATAAATTTAAAGCGGAAGACATTTAACCAATCGTTTACTCCACTTGTTCAAATAGCAGGAACATTCTCTGGAGCAACTGCGAACGTTGTATCGGTCACTCAGATAGCTAACTCATCGCTAATGGGAAACAACGCAATCATATCTACGTTTGCAGGTGTTGTAAACGGATCTATTGGTACACTGAGTGTTGTTGATTCTGGCTATGCGTATGAGGATGGCGAGGACGTAACCCTATCAGTAGACAGCAATGACTTTGTTGCTACTGGTTTTGCTAATCTAATTAATCAAGGTATTGGTGAAGGGTACTTCCGGTCCACAAGGGGGTTCTTAAACAGTGATAAATACCTCCATGATGGACGTTTTTATCAAGCGTACTCGTATCAGGTTAAGGCTTCAGTGTCTTTGAATGTTTTTGGAGATACACTAAAGAAGCTTTGTCATGTTGCTGGTACAGAGTTGTTTGGCAACGTATTGAAAACATCTGACGTTGATGTATCAATCACTTCTACTGGCGTGCAAATAGAAACATGAGTAAACTAATTACAAATAATCTTAAACTATTCAACGTTGACAACTTCATTGAGTCGTTTTCTGAGCCAAACTACAATTTGTACTATTATTTTTTGGCTAAACCAACACCTTATCCAGTTGATGGTACTCCTCCCACGTTGACAGACAATGCTCAGTCTGTGCAGATTGATCCGTACGATAATATGATCTGTGGTAAAAGAATAACCTCTAGTGACGTGGCTCAGATGGTACCAAGAAAAAACTGGACTGCTGGAAGAGTATATACACCATACTCACATGATCTTGTAGACATATACGAAACAGATTTTTATGTTGTTGCTCCAGAGAGTGGTAGCTACCACGTATTCAAGTGTGTGGATAATAATAGAGGATCCAATTCAACCGTATCTCCTTTGCTTAGTCAGACGTCGGCTGATGATGATTCGTACTTTACTGCTGATGGTTATCAGTGGAAATATATGTACTCGATAACGAGCAATCAATTTGCTAAGTTTGCTACTAATGATTATATTCCAGTATACGTTAATGCCAACGTAGTTGGTAACGCTGTTAGCGGATCCATTCAAAGTATATTGGTTGCCAATGTGGGTTCCGGATATGCATCGTATTGTAACGGTTTTTTTCAAGAAGTTCGAGTTGGTGGTAACCCGCTAATATACCAGATTGACTCTGCCACTGCTTCTGCTAATGCCAACTTCTATATTAACAGTGCCATTAAAATAACTGCAGGTCCAGGTAGCGGACAGCAAAAAGTAATCACTGGGTATACTGTGGCTGGATCTGTTAAAAGGGTAATAATTGATTCACAGTTTTCAACCGCGGTAACAACTTCTTCAAAGTATGAAATTACTCCTCTTGTTCAGATTATCGGGGATGGTACTGGAGCTCAGGCACGTGCAATTGTTAATGCCAGCAGCAACACTATACAGAGTATTGAGGTAGTCAGTAGAGGTCAGGGTTACACGTATGCTAATGCTGTGATTACTGGTAATACAGGAGTAATCAATGTATCCACGGGTACAGCTATCACTGCAACTTCTGCAACAGGCAAAATTATTATTAGTCCAAAGGGTGGACATGGAAGCAATGCGGCTGCTGAGTTGGGTGCCAGGTATGTTGGCATGAGCACGGAGTTTGATAGTACCCTGTCTGGTGGTAAGGTAGTTGATAGTAATGATTTTAGAATAGTTGGAGTTATTAAAGATCCACTGTTTGCCAATGTTGTGCTCAGTATAAGTGGTGGAACTGGAACTTTTGTTGATGCTGAAGTAGTTAAACAATCTCAGGCAAATGGAACTTTTACAGCGTACGGAGTAGTTACTTTTGCTAATAGTTCTGTTGTAAGGCTAAGTAATGCATATGGTATATTTCTTACAGGCAATTCAACTGTAAATATATTGACAGGCAATACATCCGGATATACTGCTGTGTGTGATACCGCAACTCAACCATCTACATACTTTGATCAAACGTATAAATTAGTTGGTACGATGTCTTACAGTGAGTTTCAGGAAGATGAGTTGATAACCCAGTCATCAACAACTGGTAATGGATTCTTCTACTCACAATCTGGAACAGGTGGTAATGCACGTACAGTGAGACTTGTTAATAAGCGTGGCACATTTAACCAATCTGACATTACAACTACATATAGCATTACGGGGTCGTCTTCGCTGGCTACTATGGATGTATCTGCTCTTGCTGATGCGGATTTAGTACACGGTACTGGTGACGTGATATATGTTGAGAACTTTGCTCCTGTTCAAAAGACAGCAGGACAAACAGAAACCATCAAATTAATACTTAAATTTTAACAGAGGAATCAATGGCTTCGTTGGATACTAATTTTAATGCCTCCCCATACTTTGATGATTATGATGAGGAGAAGAATTTCCATAGAATTCTGTTTAGGCCAGCTGTTCCTGTCCAAGCAAGAGAACTGACTCAACTACAGACCATACTACAAAACCAAGTTGAACGGTTTGGTGATAATATTTACAAGCAAGGCACTATTATCAAGGGTTGCACATTTGCGTACGACTTCAACTACGAGTACATCAAGATTAGGGACTTGCAGGTGGATGGGCAAACTGCTATTCCCTCTAGCTATTTTAACCTCTACGCCACTGATCCAGCAACTGGTCTCAATTCTATTGTTGTCAATTATGTTAATGGCCTTGAATCACAGGATCCAAACACTAATATTTTATATGTTAAGTATTTAAATACTGGTACTGGTGAAACGAAGAAGTTTGCAAATAACTCCAGCATCACTCTATTTCAACAGGACTATCGAATGGTGTCTGTTAGAGTTGATGGTGGTGGATCTAGTTACACAAACAGTGACTTTTTGACGTTTACTGGAGGCGGTGGTACAGGTGCTGCTGCTAACGTGATCACATACAGCAATTCAAGTATTCGTACGATTGTTTTTACAAACTTTGGTACTGGTTATACTACTGCTCCTTCGGTTGCTATCACGACGGCTACTGGATCTGGTGCATCACTCACTCCGATCAACTACGTCGCACAAGTTACAGTTGCAAACAGCTCATTCACAGCTAATAGTACAACGCCAGTTGGTACTGGTACAGCTGTTATTGTCAGTGATGGTGTGATATATCAAAAAGGACACTTTGTTAGAGTTGAAGAGCAGACTGTTATTGTTGATAAGTTTACCAACTCACCCAATAATGTTGTGCTAGGGTTTTACACCCAAGAGTCAATTGTTAACAGCAGCTCAGATTCAACTCTTCTTGACAATGCTCAGGGATACTCTAACTACACTGCTCCTGGTGCTCATAGACTGAAGTTGACTCCTCAGATCCAAGCAATTACCAAAGAAGAAGCTCAGGCTAATACCGATTTCTTTAAGCTGGTTGAATTTGAGAACGGAAGAGTCACCAAGAGAAAGACAGAAACAGAATTTAACTCTATTGATAAGAAGCTCTCACAAAGAACAGCAGAGGAAAGCGGTGACTACGTTGTTAGTCCGTTTGGAATTAGTACTGAGGAAATTTCTGGTAACACTACACACATCAACGTTGTTGTGGGATCTGGTGTTGGTTACGTGGATGGCTCCAGGGTCGAGATCAACGCTTCTACAAGGATTCCTACAAGACAAGGTACTGATACAGAAACC